AACCCCTGGGGGCGTGGAGGGATGATGCGCGCGTGTTGGGCAAAGCTCTGCATGACCTGCTGGCCGCCGGCCGCTCGGTGATCCCGTGCCGGGCGGACACGAAAAAATGCGCGCTGTATGAGTGGACAACATGGCAGAGCCAGATCGCGCCGTGGGAGACCGCCAAGAAATGGCCCGGCGGAGCCATCGCCATCGTCGGGGGCCGTGTCAGCGGCAACCTTGAATGTGTCGATTTCGACGACTGCGGAAGCCGCTATGCGGCCTGGTCCGAAATGGTCGAGGCCGAAGCTCCCGGTCTGTTGGCCAAGTTGACTATCGAGCAGTCGCCGTCCGGTGGCTTCCACGTCGTTTACCGTTGCACCGAAGCATCTATCCCAGGATCGCTAAATCTGGCCTCACGCGGCCACGAGACCGAGGAGCACGGATATGTCCACGTCCACGGTAAGCGCCTCAAGGGCAAGCGCTATGGCGCGAAGTGGTGGGCGGTCCAAAAACTGATCGAGACCAGGGGCGAAGGGAACTACTTCGTTTGCGCCCCCTCAGCCGGGTACGTCCTCGTCCAGGGCACGCACAAGGCACCCCCGGTCATCACTGCGAGTGAAAGGAAGCTGCTGCTTGGCATTGCCCGCCGGTTCAACGAATGGGCCGCGCCCGAGTGGAGCAAGGATGGCCGATCATGGAACCCAAATGCTACGGACAGGCCCGGCGATGACTTCAACAGCCGACCTGATCCTGAACCCCGCGACATGCTCATCGAGGCCGACTGGACTCCGTGCGGCCTTCGTGGGGAAAACATGGAGGACTTCACCCGGCCGGGGAAGGAAGAGGGCACATCCGGCACGCTGATCGGTGGCCGCGTTTTCTACGTCCATACGACTAACGGCGAGCCCCTGGAGGGAGAACGGAGCTATTCCCCCTTCGCTCTGTTCACCACGCTCAAACACGGTGGCGATTTCAAGAAAGCCACCAAGTTCCTGGCCGAAAACGGCTTCGGCAAGAAACGGGGGAAAGGGCAGGCCGACAGCCTATCTCAGGATGGCCACGCCCAACAATTCGCGGACCGCTATGCCGAGTCGTTCCGGTACGACCATCACGTCGGTGCCTGGTTCCATTGGAACGGGTCGAGATGGGCGAAGCAGGAAACTAAGCTGGCATTCCAGCTTGTCCGGGAACTGTGTCGGGAACTGGCGTGGGGCGATCAGGACAAGCTGACGGCCGCGCATATCTCGGGGGTGGAAAAACTGGCCCAGGCCGATCCCATACTGGCCTGCACGTCCGAGGCTTGGGACGTTGACCCGTTCCTTCTCGGGACACCTGGAGGCGTCGTAGACCTCAGAACCGGAACGGTGATGGAGTCGGACCCGGCTTTCATGCTCACCAAACAGACGACGGTTTCGCCGGCCGATGATCTGGACTGTCCTCGGTGGCTCCAGTTTCTTGACGAAGCTACCTGTGGAGACCGGCAACTCCAGCGGTTCCTGCAACAGGTGGCCGGGTACGCCTTGACCGGAGACACCCGCGAGCACGCCCTGTTCTTCGTCTACGGCCCCGGCGGCAATGGCAAAAGCGTCTTCCTCAACGCGATCACCGGAGTCATGGGCGACTACGCCACCACGTCAAGCATGGACACATTTACGGAGTCCAGGAGCGAGCGCCATCCAACCGACTTGGCCATGCTTCGAGGAGCACGTCTGGTCACGGCGTCAGAGACCGAGGAGGGCAGGGCATGGGCAGAGGCGCGTATCAAACAGCTTACCGGCGGGGAAAGGATCTCGGCAAGGTTCATGCGCCAGGACTTCTTTGAGTTCACGCCGCAGTTCAAACTGTTGATTATTGGCAACCACCAACCCGTGCTAAACAATGTTGATGATGCGGCAAGGCGAAGATTCAACATAATCCCGTTTGTGCATAAGCCTGCCAATGTGGATAAGCAGCTAGAGCAGAAGCTCAAGGCTGAATATCCAGGCATACTTAGATGGATGATTCAAGGTTGTGTTGATTGGCTTCAAAGTGGACTTGTGCGGCCAGATATTGTTTCTAGCGCGACACAAGAATACTTTGATGACCAAGACGTGTTTGGTCAATGGATTGCCGAAGAGTGCGAGCGCTCGCCTTCATATAAAGAGGCAACAGCTACTTTGTTTTCCGCGTGGTCGAGATTCGCTGAACGCAACGGTGAGAAGCCTGGAGCAATCAAAACCTTTAGCGGTGGATTGACCAGGCGCGGGTTTATAAGCGGTAGGACAAAGAGCGGGCGGCATTTCAGCGGTCTTAGACTGAAGCCAGACCAAGAGCCTTTCTAGTCCAGATAAAGGCGGGGGTCAGGCTCCAGATGGGCCTGGCCCTCGTCGGGATGGGGTGACAGGTGACAGGTTAGGACAGGTTTTTCCCTATTCCAGAATATACGCGGGCGCGCATACGAGAAGCAGCTACAGAGAGAAAAGTAATACTCGTATATAGCGGGATAGGGCAAAACCCGTCATCATGCGTCACCTGTCACCGCCTCAAAACCATGAGGGCGGCGCGGCTATACCCCCCCCTCATCCCTTCATAAATTTACGTTAAATTTAATAAAATATTCAATCCGATCAAGCACTTGAAAAAAATCTCTACCAGCTGAAGCCGCACGACCGAGTGCGCCCATAAACTTAAGGCGCGTCAAATTTGAAGGTTTTTTCCGGCTACGGCGGTATGATTTGTCATAAGTTTATGGCGCGGTAAACGCCATCCTCGTCCTGAGTCATCGGTTTGGCTTCCGGCAGGAGCTTCCCAGCTTCCGCCAGCGCCGTTTTGAAGCGCATCTCTTCTGCACGCGCCTCGTGGGCCGCCTTCTCCACCTTCATGCGCTCCCGCTCGGCTTTGGCACGAGCCTTGGTCTCTTTTGGCGTCGTATGCACGAGCGGGTCGCGGTTGCTCATAAGGAGCACAGCTATCTGGTCCGAGTAGTTCCGTCCCGACGCTTCGCATAGGCGCTTGAGGGCATCAAAGGCCGCTGATGGCAGTATCACGTTAATTTGCCGCGAGTCCGCCGCTCTGAGTCTTTCCCGCCTCGCTCTTTGCCGTTCGGCTGCTGACATGCCCATAGGCACCTCCGTGACTAGTCACATTCAGATAAGAACTGTGACTAGTCACGTCAAGGGGCAAAAAGAAGGGCTCCGCTGAGGGAGCCCCCTTGCCATGCCGAGCCCCGCCGTGGCCTGCGATGCCGAGCCGTGAGCAGCCATGCCCCGCCGGGCCATGCCGAGCCGGAATAAAAAACATAGTCATGGCCAGCGCAGGAGTCAACCCGTCACCTCGGCTACGCCCATACCCGCGTGGTCTCGGGTTCCGTTTCCGAGAGGGGAACTGAACCCGAGACCCAACGCCGCCGAAGGGGAAGGTGCCCCTTTTCCTCCCTCGCCCATCGAAATCTGACTATCAGTCATAGTACAATAAACTGACTATATACTAGTAATCTAAACTTTTTTCGCGAGACATCTTGCAATGCCTGATAATCATGCTACGGTTTTCGCGCCCGGCCCGCAGAGGCGGCCCGCGCCACTTTTTTCAAGGAGATCGTCATGGCCAATAAGATGAGAAATGTCCGCATGGACGACGATACCCACGCCCGGCTGCTGGAGCTGGCCGGCAAGCTGGGTGTCCCGGCGGGCACCCTGATTCGGGGGATGTTGGATGTCGTGGACGGGCTGCCGATCCGCGCTCTTATCGCTACTGTAGCGGAGTATGTAACAGCCGAGAAAGCCTATATCTGGGCCGGTGAAAAAGACAGTGTTTCCGTTTTCGTGAACATGCTCGCCCGTGCTATTGAAGCAGGAGACGAACGCATGGCCGCCTTTGCTAAAGATCGCCTGCGAAAGATCAAGGCACTTGAAGACGAGGCCAATGCCATGGGGGAGATCATTCCAGAAGGGCAGACGGAATATGAAGCTACTGGTCGAGCTTCTGCCGAAGCGATTGACAAGTTAAACGGAAAATAAATTTCGGGCGCTCCCGCACTCGGAAAGGCGTAGCCTCGCTCCGTCGTGGTGAGCGGTGGCATCACAATAGTCAGATGCTCTCGGATTAAGACGCTACGCTCTGGGCACATTAATAACGGCAAGGGCATCGTCCACCGCACTACAATGAAACATAGAGACACACAGGAGATACACAAGATGAATTTACGCGAATTGCAAGAACAGCGTTCCATGACCGTGGCCGCGATGCGCGGCATCGTGGACAAGGCCGAGGCCGAACGCCGCGACCTGACTGCCGACGAGACCGCCAAGTTCGACAGCCTCAAAGCCGAAGCGGCCAAGACCGAAGCCAGCATCCAGCGCCAGGCTACCCTGGATGAGTTCGAGCGCCGCGCCGCTGGCACGCCCATTTCCGGCACCGGCGACACCTGCTTTGACGATGAAATCCGCCAGTTCTCCCTGGTCCGGGCCATCGCCGCCGCCAGCGGCATGTCCGTGGACGCTGGCCGGGAACGGGAGATCAGCGCCGAGCTGGAGCGCCGGTTCGGTCGCAAGGCCCAGGGCATCATGGTCCCCATGGCCGCCCTTGAGCAGCGCGTGTTGTCCACGGCGTTGCCGGCGGATGGCCCGGGTAGCAATTTGGTCTCTATGGACCACCGGGGCGACCTGTTCATTGATGCCCTTCGTCAGCGCCTTGTTATTCGGCGCCTCGGTGCCCGGGTCATTTCCGGCCTGGTTGGCAACCTGGAAATTCCCAATCTCAAGGCCAGCGCGTCCACCGGGTGGGTGGCCGAGAACAGCGCCTTGACGGCTTCCGATCCCAAGTTCGGCTCCATCACCATGACGCCGAAGCACGCGGGCGGTATCGTGGAAATGTCGCGCCAGATGCTCATGCAGTCGAGCCCCGACATCGAATCCCTGGTCCGTGCCGACCTTTCCGCCGTCTTGGCCGAGGCCGTTGACTCTGTGGCCATCGTCGGTGGCGGAACCAACGAGCCCTCCGGCATCCTGGCCACCTCGGGCATCGGTTCCGTGGCCATGGGCGACAACGGCGCGGCCATCACCTGGGACGCCGTGAACGACCTCATGGCGGCCGTGGAGGTCGAGAACGCCGACGAGGGGGCGCTTGCCTTCCTGACCAACGCCCTGGTCCGCAATTCCGGCCGCAAGACCCTCAAGGTCTCCGGGGACGCCTCTGGCGGCTTTATCTGGTCCGATCCCGCCATGCTGGCCGGATACCCGGCGGCCACGACCAATCTGGTGCCGTCGAACCTGACCAAGGGCACCGGCACCGGCCTGTCCGCTTTGATTTTCGGCAACTTCAACGACCTGATTCTCGGGTTCTGGTCGGAGTTGGATTTGCTCGTAAACCCCTACGAAAGCACGGCTTACGCGAAAGGAAACGTGTCGGTCAGGGCAATGATGACCCTGGACCTTGCCGTCCGGCACACGGAATCTTTCGCCGCCATCAAGGACATTGCGACGTCCTAGCCATGCGAAACGGCCGCCACCTCTCCCGGTTGTGGCCGTCGTCGCGCCGTGGCTGGCGCGACCTGACGAGCAGCCAAAACGAGATCCACATGAAAATTGAAAAACGCTTCTCCGCCGAGCTTCGGGCCAAGGGCCGCCGGCTTGAGGGTTATGCGGCCACCTACAACACCGAAGCCCGCATAAGCGATTTCCGGGAGGTCATCCGCCCCGGCGCTTTCCGCGCCTCCCTGGCCGGCGACGTCCTGGCCCTGGCTGACCACGATCCCAGCAAGGTGCTGGCGCGCACCAAAAGCGGCACGCTCCGCTTGGCTGAGGATAGCCGCGGGCTCCACTTCGAGTTGGACGTTCCCGAGACGACCGCCGGCCACGATGTCCTGGCGCTGGCGGATCGCGGAGACCTCGGGGGGATGAGCTTCGGTTTTTCCGTCCCTGACGGCGGCCAGCGGTGGCAGGATGACCTGCGCGAGCTGGTGGCCGTTAACCTTCACGAAATTTCGGTTGTGTCGAGCTGGCCGGCCTACGAGGGGACGACGGTTACGGCCAGGGCCGCGAACAGGTTTTCCCCTGTCCGTCTCGCCCTGGCCAGGAAATTTATGGAGACCTTCGCATGAATCCATTTTCCATTTTCCGCCGCAAGGTCGAGACCCGGGCCGCTGATGATCCATCATGGGATGGCGTGCGGGGCCTGTCTGGCTTGAACACCACGCCCGGCGGCGCACTCATAAACCCGCGCCAGGCCGAAGCCTTGAGCATCGTATCGAGCTGTGTGGATCGGATCGCGGACGGCGTAGCCTCGCTGCCCGTGTACATTTACCGGGAGCAAGCCGGCGGCCGAGACGTGGATGCCCAGCATCCCTTGGCGGGGCTGGTGGCCAGGGGGCCGAACGCCAGGCAGTCCTGGCCGGACTTCGCCACGTGGTGGATGCGGCAAGCCCTGCTTTGGGGCAACGGACTCGTCGAGATCGTCACCAACGGTGCCGGCAGGCTGTCCGAGCTGCGCGCCATCCCCTGGTGGTGCGTTTCCCCGCAAGTTCTCGCTTCGGGCAGGATGGTTTATGACGTGACTGACGTGGTGAGCATCTACGGCGGCACGGGACGCCAGCGCCGGCTGCTGGACACTGAGGTGCTGCATTTGAAGGACGTGTCCGACGACGGTTTGCTCGGGCGTGCCCGGCTGGCGCGTGCCCACGGTGCCCTTTTCAACGCCCTTGCCGTCCAGGAGTTCGCTTCCTCCTACATGCAGAATCGCGCCGTGCCGTCCATCGTCATCACGACGGAAGGGAACTACAGCGAAGATCAGTTTAAGCGGTTCCGAGAGCAGATCCATAATGCCCACACTGGCCCCTCGAAGGCCGGGCGCATCCTCCTCTTGGACAAATCCCGCGACGTGAAGGTCATTTCCCCTTCCGCCGAAGACATCGAACTGTTGGACAGTCGCAAGTTTGCTGCGGAAGAAATTGCCCGCCTGTTTCAGGTGCCGCCACCGCTTGTTGGAATTTGGGACAATAGTTCTTTCACCAATTCAGAGACCGCCGGAAGGTGGTTCGCACAACATACGCTTGGCCCTTGGTTGAGACGTATTGAAGCAGAGATAGAGAGAAAGCTGCTTTCTGGTCCTTCTCCACGCCAGATTGAATTTGATCTTTCTGGATTGCTGCGGGGTGATCCTGAAACACGATGGAAGTCCCATCAAATAGCCGTTACTTGCGGAATCTTGACGCCCAATGAAGTTCGTGAAGTCGAAGGTTGGAAGCCGCGTCCAGGTGGTGATGAGTTGCATGGATCGTCCAAGCAAGAGGAAACAACGAATGCGTGACGATCCTACGGAACCGAAATGCTGTAAAAGCTGCATCTATTTTGTCCAGGCAGATTATAGACTTAGACTTGGCATGTGCTTTCAAGATTTCAAATCGAAACCAAATGACAGAGTAATAGAAACTTGCTGCTGTCGTAATTATGAAGCGAGGTAGAAACATGAATGCGGGATTTGTTACTTGTGACCGTTGTGGAGTTTGGGAAACGGCTTCTGCTGACGCCGTGATGGGCGAGTGCCGTAGGCACGCCCCGATCATTGCCGATGATGAATGGCGGGCTGTCTGGCCTTTCACGAACAACAATGACGGCTGTTGTGACGCCGTACCTCAAAGGTCTGGTGGTGATTTGTATGCGGAGATTTGACACCGAAGAAGTGTTGCAGTTACGCCGCGATATGCGAGAACGTGGACTTTGCATCAATCGGGAGCGTGGCAACGGATGGTCTCTATATTATATTCCTGCAAGAGCAAAGCACTTGATAGCCCGTGGGAATCTGGACGAAATTCGTGCTGCTTGGGAAGATTGGCAAGCAGAAAACCCGGTCCTGTATCGTGATCGGTGTTGACGTGGATGCACGGGCCGGGATGAGGAAGGGGGCTACGGCCCCCTTTTTCGTACTCAACTCATACCCGACCGTTCTTTTGTTTTTATCTATTGAATATAATATTGATTTAAGTTTGATCTTTTGCCAGTTGGGTCCTGGGTTCAGTTCCCTGCTTTAACTTGGAATTATATTATATATTAATAAGATAAAAACTATTTTAATTTATTTTGTGTCCATACCCGGCGCATTACTTGACGTTTGTTATTTCATTGGTAAGAGAATTTCAATTAATTGTCTGGGTGTGACAGAAAGAATAATTAGTATAACACTTTTAATAATGGGAGTAGCCTACATGCCTACCTTGGAACAGCTCAAAGACCTGTCCGAAAGCCGCTGCCAGTTCCGTTGCCGTCCACATGATAATTTCGAGTACGAGCTTTCCCGCTGTAGTTGTGTCCTCGCGTTCCTCGGTGCCGCTGCAAGGGAAATCGGGGACAATATGCGAGTGGACGCGACATTTTCTCTGGGGGCTGAGGAAATGTACGGGCTTTCCTATCTGCTTGAAGGGTTTCAAAAGAGCGTAGACGTGCTATTGGATTCAAAAGGCCGGCGAGCGGCCTAGCGTGGGAACGGGGGGTTGGTGCTATGCACTGGCTCCCTTTTCTTTCCAACATTTCTACAAATCAGCTAGTGAGGAAAATTTCTGACGCCTAGGGTGGGGGTAGAAGTCATGTCCAGGAGCTTGTGACGCTGAAATCGCGTAAGCGACCGTTTCCGGCGGGGTCCTTTTGGATGGGCTGTTCCAGGGCGGGGAGGGGGTGGCCGGCGAGTCTGATATGTACTGGCCCTTACCGGGGACTACTGAAAAAATGGCAATAGAGTGGCAATAAAAACCGAGTGGCAACGGAAAAGGGGCTAGGCTTTCGGCCTAACCCCTTGAAATTTTTGGTGCGCCCGGCAGGATTCGAACCTGCGACCTACGGATTCGTAGTCCGGCACTCTATCCAGCTGAGCTACGGGCGCACGTGAGAAAAAGACTTCTACGCGGGCCGGTCCCACTCGTCAACTTTTTTTTGAAATAAAGCTTCGGCCTTTCTCTTGCCAATCCCCGGACGCGTCACCATAATGCCACAAAGACGTGCGGATGCCCGATGCGCGTGCCCCTGGACACGAAGGAGAGA